GTCGAGGATACGGACAAACAGATATATGAGCAGATCATTGCGGAGTATGGCGAGGATTCGCCGCAGGCTAGGGTTGAGGTCTACGGAGAGTTTCCTTCAGCTGGCGAAGATCAGTTTATTGGTGCGAGTGCTTTCGACGACGCCGCCAATCGGCCAAAATACAAGGACACGACGGCGCCAATTATTGTCGGCGTTGACCCAGCTCGTGGCGGCGCGGACGCAACCGTCATCGTCGTCAGACAAGGACGCGACCTGGTAGCGATCAAGCGGTACCACGGCGAGGACACCATGACAACCGTTGGACGGGTGATTGACGCCATCGAGGAGTACCGACCAGCGCTGACAATCATTGACGAAGGCGGCTTGGGCTACGGGATACTTGACAGATTAAAAGAACAGCGATACAAGGTTCGTGGGGTAAACTTCGGCTGGAAATCAAGTAAGCCAGTCATGTACGGCAACAAGCGTGCTGAGATGTGGGGCATGATGAAGGACTGGCTACGAACGGCCAGCATCCCCAACGACCGGCAGCTAAAGGCCGACCTGACAGGCCCCATGAAGAAGCCCGACTCGTCGGGTACGATCTACTTGGAAGGCAAGAAAGAGATGAAGTCGCGCGGGCTGGCCTCACCGGACGCAGCCGACGCACTAGCGGTGACGTTTGCGTTCCCGGTAGCCAGCCGTGAGTCGAGTTTCGATAGAGCGGCTCGCACGTCACCGCGAGGACATCAGCAAACGGTCGCAGCAACGGGATGGATGGGGAACTAGAATGGCCGCTAAAAAAGGTGTATCGTTGAGCGTAGGTCGGGGCGAGAAGCTGCCGGTTAGTAAGGGCGCGGGGCTGACAGCCAAGGGGCGGGAGAAGTACAACCGTGAAACGGGCAGCAACCTGAAGGCGCCTGCACCGAGTCCAAAGACAAAAGCTGATGAAGGGCGTAAGAAGTCATTTTGCGCCAGAATGGGTGCCGTGGCAGCCAATGCCAAAGACGGCGAACGCGCGAAAGCGTCACTTAAACGATGGAAGTGCTAAAAATGGCGACGAAACCTGGACTCTACGCAAACCTTAACGCAAAACAAGCACGCATCAAGGCCGGCTCCGGCGAAAAAATGCGCAAAGTTGGCTCTGCTGGCGCACCGACAGCAAAAGACTTTAAAGACTCTGCTAAGACAGCCAAAAAGGGCAAGAAGTAAATGGACTACACCGGCATAAATTCGGCTGCTAAAGTTGCTGCGATTGGCGGCAACCCGCCGACCAAGAAGGGGGATGAGAGCGACAGCGACGCGCTGGCCACTATGCGCAGTCGCCTTGATATGGCGATCTCCGCATTGTCAGAAAGTCGTGAAGATGAGCTAGACGACTTGCGTTTTTATGCCGGTTCTCCAGACAACTGCTGGCAGTGGCCAGCCGACGTACTAGCAACCCGTGGTGCAGTGCAGGGGCAGACGATCAACGCCCGACCAACGCTGACAATTAACAAGCTGCCCCAACACGTAAGACAGGTCACCAATGACCAAAGACAAAACCGTCCGAGCGGCAAAGTTATACCCGCTGACGACAACGCCGACCCAGAAGTTGCAGAAATCTACAACGGCATGGTCAGGCACATCGAGTACATCTCGGACGCCGACGTTGCCTACGACACCGCCTGTGAAAACCAAGTAAGTTATGGTGAGGGCTACATCCGCATTCTGACCGAGTATTGCGACGACAATACGTTCGATCAAGACATCAAGATTATGCGGGTTCGCAACTCGTTTTCGGTCTACATGGATCCAACGATCCAAGACCCCTGCGGCGCGGATGCTAAGTGGTGTTTTATTACCGAAGAATTGCAGCGCGATGAGTACGAGCGCCTGTTTCCTGACGCGTCACCCATCTCTAGCCTGCAAACGCTAGGTATTGGCGACCAGTCCATCAGCATTTGGATTAACCAAGACACGGTGCGTATCGCCGAGTATTACTACGTTGAATACAACAAGGCAACACTGCACCTGTACCCAGGCAACATCACCGCCTTTGACGGTTCGCCCGAAGCCAAGCAGTTGAAGATGATGGGCGTCAAACCCGTGCGTAGCCGTCAGGTAAACGCCAAGCGGGTAAAGTGGTGCAAGACCAACGGATACGAGTTCTTGGAGCAAAACGACTGGGCAGGCGACTGGATACCGGTGGTGCGCGTGATTGGCAACGAATTTGAGGTAGAAGGTAAGATTTACATCTCTGGATTGGTCAGAAATGCCAAGGATGCCCAGCGAATGTACAACTATTGGGTGTCGCAAGAGGCAGAAATGATTGCTTTGGCGCCAAAAGCGCCATTTATTGGCTACGGCGGGCAGTTTGAGGGGTACGAAACCCAGTGGAAGACGGCAAACACGCAAAATTGGCCATATTTGGAGGTAAATCCGGACGTAACGGACGGAAGTGGCGCTATTTTGCCGCTGCCACAGCGTGCAGCCCCACCAATGGCGTCGTCTGGCCTGCTGCAAGCCAAGGCTGGCGCGTCCGACGACATCAAATCGACCACTGGCCAGTACGACACCAGTCTGGGAGCGACATCAAACGAGCGTTCGGGCAAGGCAATTTTAGCGCGCGAGCGTCAGTCTGATACGGGCACTTACCATTACGTGGACAATCTGGCGCGGGCTGTTCGGCATGTTACTCGTCAGCTGGTTGGGTTGATTCCGAAGATTTACGACACCCAGCGTGTGGCTCGCATCATTGGTCTGGACGGCGACACCGAGATGGTCAAGATTGACCCGACCCAGCAAGAGCCGGTCAAGAAAATTGTGGATGAGAACAATATTGTCATCGACAAGATTTACAATCCCGGCGTAGGTAAGTACGACGTGGTGGTCACAACTGGCCCGTCTTACATGACCAAGCGTCAAGAAGCACTGGACGCAATGGGTATGATTTTGCAGTCCAACCCGCAACTCTGGCAAGTGGCTGGCGACCTGTTCATCAAGAACATGGACTGGCCAGGCGCGCAGGAGATGGCCAAACGGTTTGAGAAGATCATTGATCCGAAGATTATGGCCGACTCGGACGAGTCGCCTGAGATGCAGATGGCCAAGCAGCAGATGGAAGCAATGGCGCAGGAGCTGGAGCAGATGAGCCAGATGCTGCAAAACGTAGACAAGTCCATAGAAGTAAAAGATATGGAGCGCAAGGCATTTGAAGCCGAGATCAAGGCGTACCAAGCAGAAACGCAGCGTCTGTCGGCTATCTCTGGTGCTATGAACCCCGAGCAGGTGCAAGAAGTCGTCATGCAAACACTGCGTGACGTGATGACCACCGGCGACTTGGTGATGGAGCAGCAAGGCCAAGAATTGATGGGTGACATGGGCGGAATGGGCGGTATGCAGCAAGAAATGGGTGGTATGCCACAAGAAATGGGTGGTATGCCACAAGAAATGCAGCAAATGCCGCCTGAAATGGGTATGATTCCACCTGAATCAGCAGAAATGCCGCCAGAAATGATGAATATGCCACCGGAAGGGATGGGACAATGAAAGCCGCCGACTTCGTAGGACTGCTGTTTTTAGGGCGGGATGTGGCTCATTCGGTGCATTTGAACACCCGCAGCTATTCAAAACACAAGGCGTTGCAAAAGTTTTACGACGGTGTTATTGATCTGGCTGACAAGTTTGCTGAAGCCTACCAAGGCAATTATGGTCTGATTGGCTCCATTTCGTTGCAGTCTACAAAGAAGCAGGGCAACATTGTCGAGTTTTTGGAAAATCAGCTAGAAGAAATACAGTCTGTGCGCTACAAGGTTGTCGATAAAGAATGTACTGCAATACACAATATTATTGATGAGATTGAAGCGCTGTACATGTCAACGCTGTATAAATTGAAGTTTCTTGCGTAAGGTAGATCATGGCAAATTACACCTACATCACGGCTTCGGCCAACATTAAACCAATGGCCGGCAAGCTGAAGGGTATTTTTGTCAGTGCAGCCTCTGCAACGCCGACCATTACTGTGTACGACTCAGCAGCTACTACTACTACAGCAACACTTTTGGGTGTGTTTACCCCCGCTGCCGCAACGTCATATATCTTGCCGTTAGAAGGCGCGTATGCTAAGAATGGCATTTATGTTGTTATTAGTGGTACAGTTAGCGCAACCGTACTTTACGAATAATTTTGCATTACCGCACTGACGCGGTACGTCAGGGATTCTTTAGGAATCGACAATGTCTGATGAAGTACAAAACGAGTTAGCGGAAGTACCCGCGCCAGTACCGGCACCGACGGCAGAGCCAGTAGCTGAAGAAACACATGCGCCGGAGAATGACCAGCCAAACGAGCAGCAAACCAAGACCTTCTCACAAGAAGAATTGGATGCCATCGTAGGCAAAAGGCTTGCAAGAGAACAGCGTAAGTGGGAAAGAGAACAGACACGTCGAGCGCAAGAAGCGCCTGCTGCGTCTTACGAACTCCCGCCGGTCGAGAATTTTGATTCTGTGGATGCGTACGCTGATGCACTAGCCGTACGAAAAGCAGAAGAATTACTCGTCAAACGTGAAGCTGATCGCGAGCGAATGAATGTAATCGAAGCGTATCAAGATCGTGAAGAGGACGCGCGGGCTAAGTATGAGGACTTTGAACAAGTCGCATACAACCCTGCACTGCCTATCACGGCTGCTATGGCTGAGACTATTCAATCGTCCGATATTGGCCCCGATTTGGCCTACTACTTGGGTACCCACCCAAATGAAGCCAGCCGGATTTCGCGTCTGTCGCCTATTTTACAAGCCAAAGAAATCGGCAAACTAGAAGTTAAAATTGCTTCAGAACCGGTTTTAAGAAAGACAACTAGCGCCCCATCACCCATCGCGCCTATTAGTGGCCGTGGCTCTGGTTCACCGTCTTATGACACGACTGACCCACGTTCTATCAAGAACATGAGTACGTCAGAGTGGATTGAGGCAGACCGCCAGCGCCAGATGAAGAAGTGGGAAGCTCAACGTAATCGCTAACTTTTTTTAGGATATAAATCATGGCAAACTCGATTCTCACCATCGACATGATTACTCGGAAGGCTCTCGAAATTCTCGAGAACAACCTGGTAATCACTCGTAACGTCAACCGTCAGTACGACGACTCTTTCGCCGTTGAAGGCGCAAAAATTGGTTCCACCCTGCGTATCCGCTTGCCGGATCGTGCGCTGGTAACCGACGGCGCCGCCCTGCAAGTTCAGGACGACAACGAACAGTTCACCACACTGACTGTTGCTTCGCAGAAGCACATCGGTATTAACTTCACCTCTGCCGAACTCACCATGCAGTTGGATGACTTTGCAGAACGTGTTTTGAAGCCTCGTATTTCTCAGCTGGCTTCCAGCATTGATGCTGACGTTGCTAACGCATACAAAAACATCTTCGCATCAGTCGGTACACCTGGCACCGTGCCTTCGACTTCGCTCGTTCTGCTGCAAGCTCAGCAGAAACTGAACGAAAACGCAGCTGTGATGTCGCCACGCTACGCAACTGTTAACCCAGCTGCTAACGCTGGTCTGGTTGAAGGCATGAAAGGTCTGTTCAACCCAACCACCACCATTTCTAACCAGTTTAAGAATGGCATGATGGGTATGGGCGTTCTGGGCTTTGAAGAAGTCAACATGTCTCAGTCGATCAAGCAGCACACCACAGGTGATTACGGCACGGCTATTACTGTGACTTCGACGGTTACTACCGAAGGCCAGTCTACTCTGCCAATCAGCTTCACCGGCTCGTCCAAAGTTTGGAACGTCGGCGACGTGTTTACCATTGCTGGCGTTAACGCTGTCAACCCACAAACCCGTGAGTCTACTGGTTCGCTGCAACAGTTCGTCGTAACTGCTTCTGCTACTGGTTCGTCCACTGCAACTTTGTCAATCAGCCCAGCGCTATATTCGGCTTCGCAAGCTCTGGCTACTGTGTCGTCACTGCCTGCTTCGGGTGCTGTGGTTACCATGCTGGGCGCGGCTGCAACGCAGTACTCGCAGAATCTGATTTACCACAAAGATGCGATCACTTTCGCTACCGCTGACTTGCTGTTGCCACAAGGTGTTGACATGGCTTCCCGTCAAGTCCATAACGGCATCTCAATGCGCGTTGTTCGTCAGTACGACATCAACAACGACCGTCTGCCTTGCCGTATTGACGTGCTGTATGGCTTTAGCACGATCCGTCCGCAAATGGCCGTCCGCATGTGGGGCTAAATCTTGGTGGGGGCTTCAACCCCCATTAACAACATTTTTTAAAGGAAAACTATTATGGCACTCCCAAGCGTAGGCGGCGGCTATCAAGTCGGCGACGGCAATTTAAACGAACTTCAAATTAACGAGAGCGCAGCGCCCCAAACGGCAACTGTAACCGCAACTTTAACTGCTGCTCAGATTTTGGGTAATGTACTGGTGGCTAACCCTAGCACCTCTGCTGCAACTTACACTTTGCCAACCGGTGCAGCTATTGACGCCGTGTTGACCAACGCTAAAATTGGCAGCACGTTTGACCTGTACATCGTTAACATCGGTACATCGTCAGGCACAGTTACTTTGGCAGTCAGCACTGGCGTATCTGATGGCGGCAATGCTGTTGTGGCGGTGGCGATTACTTCTAGCGCCCACTTCCGTTTCCGCAGAACTGCTGATGCAACTTACGTTGCGTACAAACTTTAAGTAAAAAGAAGGAGGGGTAAAACCCTCCTCTTTAATTTTTTAAAGGATTAAAAAAATGGGTAACACTAAATCAATTGGCGTTGCATACAGTGACCAAGACATTGACGGCGGCACAATTGGTGCAACTACGCCCTCGTCTGTTGTTGGCACTACTGTTTACGCTACATCCGAAATCGGCTATTCTGCTGCCGCGCAAGGTACTGTAACGCAAGCCACCAGCAAGTCAACAGCAGTTACGCTGGATAAATCTGCTGGCCGCATCACAATGAATAACGCTTCATTAACAACAGCAACTAACGCAACTTTTACGCTAAACAATTCAACAATTAGCGCAAACGACGCGGTGATTTTGACTATTTCGGGCGGTCAAGCTACAGCAGGTTCGTACAATGTATTTGCTAATTCGCTTACCGCTGGTTCCGTCAGCATTACTTTGCGTAATATTTCAGGTGGGACGTTGTCTGAAGCAGTGGTAATTAACTTTGCTATTATCCACAGCGCGTCATAATTAAGGCGGGGCTTCGGCCCCGTTCTCTCATGCCTATATATTTACAACATTCAGTCCACGGTAGTAAAGTAGCTACAATGGAATTAGAAGCAATAGCAGATGAAGAAAACGGCTGGCTTCGGTATAATCCCGAGACGCCTTTAGATTCTGAAGCGGTGCCAGCCAACGAGCTGAATGTCAAACGTCGTCGTAGCCGCCCCGTTGTAGAGGCCGCCGCCCCAGAATAAGGAGCCAGAATGGCAACCGCTTTCGACCAGATCAAGGCCGCACTTCGGCTAATTGGCCAGCTGGCCGAAGGTGAGGAACCTTCTCCACAGACTGCTCAAGATGCCTTAAACGCCATGAATCAAATGATTGATTCGTGGAATACTGAGCGTCTGGCTGTTTTTGCTACGCAAGATCAGGTATTTAACTGGCCAACCGACGAGATTACCCGCACGATTGGGCCAACCGGCGACTTTGTTGGCAATCGGCCTATTCTGATTGACGACTCAACATACTTCCGCGATCCGCAGACCAATGTGTCTTACGGCATTAAACTAATTAACCAGCAACAGTACAACGGCATTGCGGTTAAAACAGTAACCAGCACTTATCCGCAGGTTATGTTTGTCAACAACACGTATCCAGACATGACTATGACCATCTACCCAAAGCCTACAAGGCTTTTGGAGTGGCACATTGTGTCGGTTGAAGAGCTAACCCAACCTGCAACGCTTAACACCGTGCTGTCGTTCCCACCGGGTTACTTGCGTGCGTTCAAGTACAACTTGGCAATGGAAATTGCTAACGAGTTTGGTGTTGAGCCTATGCCGCAGGTGTCACGGATTGCCATGACATCTAAACGCAATCTGAAGCGCATCAACAACCCAGATGACATAATGGCCATGCCTTACTCG